ACAGCATCTGACACATCCACCGGTTCGCCAACCGGTTCCCAGGCGCTGCCATTCCAGACCAGAAACATCTGTTCGGCCGCGATCCAGGCCAGCCAGCCGGGGCGCGGCACCAGCCGCATCCAGACGCCATCGACCCAGAAGGCCACGTTCAGATCCCAGCCAGCCCACAGACCTGTCGCCCCAGACGCCACAATATGCCGGTCGCCGTCGGTCGGGCTGGCAGATGGGGCGGTGCGCGTCTGGTCCAGCACTGACAGCTGGACCATGGCATCCAGCAGACGCAGCGCCTCGTTATGGGTGACGTGCTTTTGGGCCTGCGATGCCAGGATGTAAGGCAGCAGGAGGTGGGTGGTGATGTCGGACATGATTGCTTTCAGAAAATAAGGGTAACGGACCGCCCAGCGCCCCGGCCGATCAGGGCGGAGAGCTGATAGATGCGGATGGCGAGGAATTGGCCCGGCCCGAGGGGCGCGCCCCAATCGGTGGTCTGCTGTTCGGCGGTGTAGAGCGCGGTGCTGGTGGCAACTTGTAAGGTTCTCTTACGAGTTGCCCCGTCGAGGATTTCCACCTCATAGGCTTCAACATCCTCAGCCAGCGGCACATCGCCCATCCCCCAGGTGTCGGCGGCCAGCGATCGAGACCGGCGCGTCCAGCGGATGGTCAGATCGCCGGGGCTGCGGGCGGTACGCCACGGCTGTTCGACATGCGCGACCGAAAACGGCCGCAGCCCAGCGCCCTCGGGGGTGAAGGTGGTGGCGACAAAGGTTTCGTCGCTGACTGGTCGAGAGGCTGGGCCAATGCGCCAGTTCCACGGCAGGCCGAGGTCGGCCTCGCTGATTGGCAGCGATGCAAGCGCCGTGTCGAGCACAACGACCCGCGCGCCGGTCGGCACCATGCTGACCATGGCACCTTCGGTTCCGCGCTGGCCCCGCAGCAACCGTGTCAGCCGGTATCGCCCCGGCGCGATCAGCTCAGCTGCGCCCGCCTGGACGATTTCCCATTGCCCAGCGCCCGTTTCGACGGCCAGCGCGTTGGCCCCGCCCAGCAGGGTAATATCGGTGACACTTTCCAGCGTGCCCGAGAACAGATCGACCTCCATCGCGTTGCCAAGATCGAAGCGCGATACTGGACCGGAAAAAAAGTCCGCAGCCAGCACACCCAAGCGCGCGCGGGTGCCAAATGTGTTCAGCAGCTCAAATCCATCCGTCGCGGCGCTCCGATAGACCGCGACTGCGCCGGGCCACGGCTTGGCATGGGCGGCGACAAAGGGGCGATGGGCAGGCTGATCTTCGCGCAGTTGCGGCAGATCCAGCAGAACCACATCGGGCGTACCAAAGACCGTAGGCGTCGACAGCGAAGCCGGGCGGGCCTCTCCGGGCGGCAGGTCGTAGACAGCGCGGTCCTGGCGCACAGCATCAATACTGCGTAGGTCCGAGTCTGCGATGGACACCAGCCGCAGTTCCGTCAGGCGGCCATCATGATCGAGCACGATCACGTCGCAGGGGTCCAGCGCCAGACGCGAGGGTGGTAGGCGGAACACGGCAGTTTCGCGCCCGACCCAAGCCTCCATCAGCGCGCGACGACAACGACGTTCGGCTTCCTCGGGCGGCACGGCCATCGGGAATGCCTCGGAGGCGATTCTCGTGGTATCGACGGTGATGCGCAGGGCCTCGACCTGTGCTGCATCGTAGTCCTCATCCGCCCGCGCGACCTGCCATTTCAGGGCCTGAGGCAGTTCGGTTTCCTGCGCGCGGGTGAGTTCCATCACATCGCCTTGCGATGATGACGCGGCCACCATGCTGTCGGGCGTGATGTTCAGACTGGCAATCCGACCGCGCATGAGGAAGCGGATCCGACCTTCGCTTTCCACAGCATCGAAACCGAAGTGGCGAGCCAGCGTGGAAATCGACGTACGCGGTGCTTCCAGTGCCGAAATCACATAGCCTTCGACCGCACCCCAGAGCCCGGAAACGTCGATGCGCTCCTCCGGCATGCCTGCGCGCAGGCACAGGTGTCGCACTAGCGCCGCCAGCGATACCGCACCCAGCCGTCCGGTCAGCCAATGCCCGCGCCGCCAGTTCGGACCATCGGTCCAGACATCCGTCAGTTCTGGGAAGAACGGATAGGGCCGCGCGTCCCAGGTCCATGCGGCGCATTCCGGCAGATGAACCATCCGTGCGCCGGTCACGCCTGACAGTGGATTGTTCGCGGATGCTGACCAGAACAGATAGGTCGCCTCGAGATAGGCGCGCTGGATTGCGTCGTCCCGCCACCCACGAGAGAAATGCGGTGTGAAGCTTTCCGAGGACTTCGGATCGAAGAAGACGTTTGGCTGATTGGTGCCGCGATCAATCGCCGGGCAGCCGAGTTCGGTGAACCAGATCGGTTTGGACTGCGGCACCCATGCCGTAGGCGTTGCGCTTTCCACCCCACCCGGGCGGTTGAAATGCGGGTTTTGCCACCATGCGTGCAGATCCTTGAAGCGGAACACCCATGGTTTTGCCGCCGCCCCATCGGTGATCGTTGTCCGGTTTTGCGCTGTCCGATCAAGGGCGCTGGCATAGAACCAGTCAAACCCCTCGCCGCCGGTGATGTTGGATTGCAGGTAATCCCGGTCGTAGATTGCAGGCGCGAGGCTGGCGTCCGCATGATCAAACCCGTCGCGCCAATCCGAGAGCGGCATGTAGTTGTCGATGCCGATGAAATCGATGTTGGCGTCCGACCAGAGCGGATCGAGGTGGAAGAACACGTCGCCGGACCCGTCGGCAGGATGGTGCCCGAAGTATTCCGACCAGTCGGACGCATAGCCAATCTTGGTGCCCGCGCCGAGGATCGTGCGCACATCAGCGGCGAGCGATTTGAAGGTGGCGACCGCGGGATAGCTGCTGGCGCCCGAGCGGATCGTGGTCAGGCCCGGCATTTCCGATCCGATCAGAAAGGCATCGACGCCCCCGGCGGCTTTGCACAGATGCGCATAGTGCAGGATCATCCGGCGCAGGGACCATTCCCCGGCCGGGCCGGTCCAGCTAACGGTTTCGCCGGAAATACTGAAGCTGGCGGGCGTAGCGGTGCCGAACAGCGCCGACACTTGCGTGGCCGCCGCGGCGGTTTCGTCGACGGTTCCTGCATAGCCCGCCGCTGGGGAACAGGTGATCCGGCCGCGCCAGGGGAAAGTCGGCTGACCGACACTGGCGGCATTGGCGCTGTAAGGATTGGGTTTGGTATTGCCGGAGGGCACATCCATCAGGATGAACGGATAGAAGGTGACGCGCAGGCCGCGTGCCTTCATTTCCCGGATCGCCTGCACCACCGCGAAATCCGCCGGGGTGCCGCCATAAACCGGACGGTCTTCGACGTCGCGGCTGACCAGAAAGGCATTGGCGCGGCTGATACCATTCACCGACCAGGACGAGGGCGTGGTCGTCTTAGTCGAAACCTCGACACCAGGCCGCACCTTGCAGCTGCCTGCGCGCAGATCATCGCCGAACCATGCTACCACGAGGCTGACGCTTTCGACCGCGGGGGCCATGGATTGCAAACGATCCAGCGCCACGACGATATCGGCGGTATCGGAAATGGCATTCAGGTTTTCGGCGACGGTTGCTCCTCCAAGGCCGCTCGTCTTCTTCACCGGCGCCGTCGCGTAGCTAAACTCGCCCGAAGCCGGAATTAGCGTGACGGCTTTGACCAGACCCTCGGCGGTGTCAGCATCCGCCAGCGGCCGGAACACCTCGAAGCTGATCTGTGGCAGGCGGTTGCCGAAAGCGCTGAGGTCCAGCTCTTCGAACACTACATAGGCCGTGCCGCGATAAGCAGGCGTTCTATCCGCGCCCATCTTGGCGGTAATGAACGGATCGGGAATCTGCGCCTCATCGCCCGGATACCAGCGCCAGGTGACGCTGCTCATATCCATCGGTTTGCCATCGGCCCAGACGCGACCGATGCCGGTGATCTCGCCCTCGCAAAGCGCCACGGCGAAGGAGGCGTAGTAAAGATACTCGGTCGTCTGGACCTTGCCGCCCCCGCCGCCCTTGCCGCCACCTTGCGTCGTGGTCTTTGTCTCCTCGCGGAAATCGGTGGCCCAGATGATATTGCCGCCGATCCGCATCCGGCCAAAGAGCCGTGGGATCACGGCGCCTTCGGTCGCAGAGGTGATGCGCAACCCGTCGAGGCGTGCGCCTTCGATGCGTTGGGCGGGTGCGAGGGACGACACGATCCAATTGTCGACCATGGATCCCACGGTGGACCCGATGAAACCGCCAATGCTGAACGCGCTGACGCCCAGCAAGGTGCCGCCGATGGAGCCACCGATCGTGGCGCCAACCGCGCCGAGTACAAGCGATGCCATAGGAGAACTTTCAGATGCTGTTGGATGGTGGAAACAGGAAGGCGAAGGCAATGCGCCGTCGCCACGCAGGAGTCAGGACTTCTTCGATGACGCCCAGTCGCTCATAAGAATGGATGAAGCGGTCGGGCTCGGTCAGGATCCCGACATGCTTGGCGATGGCCCGCGGCGTCATGCGAAACAGGATCAGCGCGCCGGGACCGACGTCAGTCGGTGCAATCGGGATCAGCATCGATGCGGCCCCTTCCGCCAGCACCTCGTGGGGTCCAGTCTCGCCCCAATCCCGGCTGTAGGGTGGGATTGGGAACGGTTCGTTCCCGACCACCTCGCGCCAGACGCCGCGTGCCAGGCCGAGGCAATCACAACCCACGCCGCGCAGGCTGGCTTGGTCATGGTAGGGCGTGCCCAGCCAGCTTCGTGCGGTGGCGACAACCAAGGCAGGATCTGCTCCGGACAAAGACTGCCTCACAGCACCCCGCCTTCGTGCCCGCCGTCCTGGCTGGCATAGCGCAGGACTGAATCTTGACCCGGGATGTTCGAGAACCCACGAAAGTTGGCAGTGTTGGCGAATTTCGCGCCACACGTCACGATCCGCTTGTCGCAACCAGCCCGTGCGACAAAGGCGTCGCCCTCGGCGATGGCGCGCACCGGCGCTTCCAGCAGGGTCAAAGTGGCGATGGCATCGGCCAATCCATAGGCCAGCACTTCGGTGGTGCGCCCTGTATTGGCGCCGCTGGTCCATGTCAGAGTGCCCGAGGTAAACCAGCCCGCGTCAAAACCAGACAGCCCTGAGGCCAGGAACGCCCGGTCGCGCAACAGGTCGGTGATCACCCCCGTGCCCCTATAGAGAGCGTTTTCCAGATCAATCCGGCAGCGCGCGTCGCCCAGTGCCGCATCGCACCCCGCCTGAAACGTCCGCCCGACAGTCTGGCCCAACACATGCGCCAGCGACCTCACTTCTGCGACAAAGGCCATGCGCCCGCGCCGGATTTGACCCACAGCCCCGCGCCGCATCAGCACCCGTTGGCTCGTGTCCGCCCAGTTCACCCGCCACAACTCCACCGCCGCATTGTCCCAGCGCCCGTCGAGGATGTCGGTTTCGGTGATCCTGTCCGAGGTCAGCACACCGCTCGCGTCTTGTGCATCAACAGCTAGGTCGGAGCCGGAGCGGATTTCTGAGGCGGCAAACCCGCTTTCAGGTTCAAACTCGGTGCTGTCAAAGCTGAGGGCGCGATCATGGTCGGTGAAGCCCAGCGCCACGCCATCCGTCCGTGAAATCCTCCAGCACCAGGACAGGGTTGTGGTGCCATCGTCCAGATGAGCCTGCAGGGTTGGGGAAAGGGATTTCATCTGCGGATCTCTAGCAGCGGAATGGACGTGATTGACCCCAACCGTTCAATATCGAGCGTGACGTCGAGCGCGTCGGTATCGAACCGGACTGGGACATCAAATTCAAACCCGGCGGTGATTGCGGTGCCCGCGCCCGGGGCGGCGTTGAACGTGATACTTCCGGTCGTGATGTCTGCGCTCCAGCCGGTCATTTGCTCGACCCCATTTAAAGCCAGGCGGATTGTGCCCGCGACGGGTTTGGCAATGGCGCGGGTCCAGCTTTGTGCGCCGGAGGTATAGCGTTTAAGCAGGGCGAAGGTGGTGACGGCACCATTGCCGGTGCCAATGGGCTGATCTGTGGGGGCGACCGCCTGCGATGGCAGGCAAGATTTGTAGTCTGCCCAGTCCTTGTAACGGAAGCCATGCAGGCGAGCGTTGCGGGCCTCGAAGAAGGCGACGACCGCTGCCAGATCATCTGCGCGGCGAATACCATATGCGACATCATAGCGGCGGCGCGAGTTGGCCCAGCTGGCGTTGCGTTCCTCGTCGCCACTCGCCAGTTCCACAATCTGGGTGCGCCGTTCCGGCCCGCCCCGCGCGCCCCGGCTGATGTTGTCGGGGGAGCGCACCTCGTGGAACGTCATCACATGCCCCTCCGGCCGAGGGAGACGGCACGCGCGATGTCGGCAGCAACCTGCGTGCGGGATTGCCGGAAGCTGTCGGCATCGCGGGACATGATCGTGACGTTGACATTGGGCACCGCACCTTGGCCCTGACCGTACCCAGCAGCCTCACGGCGCGACAGAACCCGCTCGCCGCGTTGCAGAATCGCGGGGACTTCGTCGGGCTTCAGCCCGGCCCAACCGCCCGAATGCATGCGCGGGGCACCGGCGAAAGCCATGGCAGGTACCATCCGGCTGCTACCTGCGACGCCAACTGTGCCGCCGGAATGCAGAATGTTTGCAAACAACCCACCCGCGCCGCCAAACGCACCCGACAAGGCATCGGCGATGGGCCCGAGAATGAAGCGCCGCGTGGCCAATTTGGCAAGATCAGCGATCATCGAAGTAACGAGGCCGCTGAAGTCCAGCTTGCCCGTCCTGACGAAGTCGCCCACAGCGTTCTCGGCGCTTTGGAACGCCCCGACCAGCGTCTGGCCGATATCTCCGCTGATATCGCGGGCCTTGGCCGCATAGTCGGCAAGAGCAGCCGTGACAGCGCCCCAGCCGGTTGCGGCTTGGTCCGCACCCTCAGCGGCAGCTGTCCCGGCTGCGCGCCCAGCAGCACCGGCACCACCAGCAGCGGTGGCCGTCTCATCAAGTTCGGCGCCGAGTGCGTCTGCCGATACCGCAGCATCTGCAAGGGCTGTTTCGGCTTCGCTCCCAGCGCCGGTCATCGCGTCGCGCAATGCCTGCCAACTCGCCAAGGGGCGGCCCGCAGCATCGGCCAGCATGCCTGCTGCCTCGCGGTAGCCGTCGGCCCGGGCGCTGGCATCGTCGGCCGCAGCCCCCAATCCCAGATCAGGCGTATCGATGTAAGTTCGCGCCAGTGCGGCGGAGAACGCGTCGGCTGCCGCAGCACCGGCTGCTTCGGCCGCACCCGCGAAAGGGTTGTCGATCCCGCCGAGGGCCACCGGATCGAGGGTGCCGATCCGCACGCCACCTTCACCCGTCGCCCATTCTGGAAGCAGGTCCAGCGCTGCGTTGAGCGTTGTAATGAAGCTATTGATCCGGGTGACGACACCGTTCAGCATCGACTCGACGCCGCTGATCAGCCCGTTTGCCGCCTGAAACGCGAAGTCGCCAATGGCACCGGGCAACCTCCCCCAGATCGCCTTCATCGCATCGAATGCGCCCTGGAACACCGCCACTGACCGGTCGCCAAAGCTGAACACGCCCGTCACTGCACCGTCGAGCGCAGTCAGCGCAGTGGCCTTCATCCCCTCCCAGCCCGCCGCCATCCGTGCCAGAGCTGCGTCTAGCGCGAGGCCAATACGCCCCCACACCTCGGAGGCGAGGTCGGACAGCAAAGCCATCGCGTTACCAAAGCCACCGGCACCGGCCATCAGCCGGGTGAACTGATAGACCAACTCGCCCGCGCCGACGATCAGCGCGCCGATCCCGGTTCGGATCAGCGCTCCGCGTAGGAATACGAGGGCTGTGGCGAGGCCGCGCACCGAGAGCGCGGCTGCAGCCATTCCGGCCACCCAGCGCCCCGCCATGATGCCCGCAAAGGTCGCGGCATAGGTGGTCAGGCGTCCGATATTGTCGAACAGCGCCGTGATCGCGATGCCGACTGGGCCTGTCGTGCGGGCCATTGCTGCCAGCGCATTTGCGACCGCTTCCAGCGCAGGGGCTGCGGCGACCGCCAGCTGGTTCGATACGCCGCGCCAGATCAGCCCCAGGCGGGAAATCGCATCATTGGTCCGCTCGATCTGGTCGGCATCCTGTTCCGAGACAACAACCCCGAAAGCAAGGACATCCTCAGTCGCCTGCCGCAGTGTCGCAGTGTCGATCCGTGACATGGCGATAGAGCCTTCCTCGCCGAACAATTGCCCCGCAACGGCGGCACGCTCGGCAGCGGGCACGAACTCTTCAATGGCGGCGTCGATCGCCCCGACACGTTGATCCAGCGGCAAAGCGATCAGGTCGGAGGCAGACAACCCGAGCCGGTCCAACGCGTCTGCCGCGGGGCCGGTCCCTGCAGCCGCCTGGCTCAACCGCCGCGTCAGATCTTTCGTGGCCTGCTCGATCCCGGACATCGACACACCCGCCAGTTCACCCGCGCGCTCCAGTGTCTGGATCGAAGCGACTGTCGTGCCGAGCGATTGCGCCAGTTTGGCCTGTGCATCCACCGTCTGCAGGCCGGAACGGACCATTGCGCCGCCTGCCGCCACCAGCGCTGCGGTGGCAGCCGCAGCGGCAAGCGTGGCGCGGCGGGCAAAGGCAGCAACGCGTGTATTCGCGAGGTCCATCTCGGAGGACAGACGCCCAAAGCCGCGCGCTCCTGCCTCACCCACACCTTCCAACTCGGCGCGCACCTGGCGGCCGCCTTCCGCCACAAGGCGAACGCTCACTCTTTTTTCGGCCATGCTCAGAATCCTTGATGTTGCGCATTAGGCGTTTTACGTCCTGCGCATCGATATGCCGGAGGTACGACAATGGCCGACACCGCGACCTTGTCCTCGAATTTCCAAATCTCCATCCCCAAGGCGATCCGGAGCGCGCAGGGTTGGGAGGCGGGGCTTACCTTCGCCTTTATTCCGAAAGGCATTGGCGTTCTGTTGCTTCCAGTTCCAAAACGCAACGCATTGAAAGGCATCGCGCGCGGTGCCTCTGCTGCCGGTGTCCGAGACCGCACTGACCGGTGACATGCATTTTAAACGGCTTTCGGGCGTAACGCTGATCGAGAAGATCAAAACCTGAGCGCGCCAGGCTCTCCCTCGGCCATCTGCTCGTTCACTTTGCGCACCATCACGGCCTCGATCTCGGGCAGCAGTTCAGCGGCGATTAAGGTGTCGATGCCCAGCGCCTGCGCGAGGGCCAAGGCCGCGCCCATGTCCCAACCCAAGACCGCGCCGGGGATCACCCGCAGCTGCCCGCCAAGACGACCGACCAGATCCCAGATCTGCCAGCCGTCCTGTGTTTGCGGCCGGTTCAGCCTTGCCGGGCAGTCAGGGCAGGCTGTTTCGCAAGCGGCGCAGTAACGATCGCCCCCGCCGAAGGACCACTCGGCAAGGGCGCGGAGACGTTTTTTTCCGCGTCCAGGATCAAGCCCCGCGCAACGTATTGGGTCTGGAAGGCTTCAAAGACGGGCCAGATCTCCAGAAGGGCGTCGATGCCTTCGGGTGAAACAGGGATAATATTTCCAACGTCATCACCGACACCTTCCCAGTCCAACACTGCACGCCGGGCGACGGCCTTGGCCATTGCAAGCGCCAGTTCCTCGGTCGTGGCGGTATCCGGCATGGCCTCGATGGCGGGATCGGCGCGGGCCGACACCATCAGCGCCGTGGTGAGAGGCGCCACCAGCAAACGCAGGCTGGACGCGAGGTCCAGCCATTCAGGCGTGGCGGTTAGGTTCAGTCGGATCATGATCAGTATCCTGTGAGTGTGTTTATAAGGACGGCGGTGCACATGCGGGCGGGGCTGGTGGCTTTTGCCGCCTGCCAGTCGAAGCTGGCCTGCACGCCTTGCGGCCCGGCAATCTCAATGCGGGGGCGCGGCAGATAGACGGCGTGAGCGGTGAATGTGAAGCTAGCGTTGGCCCCGAGGCTATAGTTGAACTCCAACTCGCAGGGGCTGCCGTCGATGGCTTGGGTCACCAGCGTGGTGTCGGAAAACCGCACCTCGATCCGGCCGGTGAGCGCTGCCATGGTTGGATCCGCCCCATCGATACGACCATCGCCACGGATCGTCTCGATCCGGTCGAGATTGTTTGAATAGGTGATCTCTGCGGAGACCACGTTGCCCAGCGCCGTGCCATTCCGCTTCACCGTGCCATTAAAATGGCCGAAGCGTTGCAGAGCGAGCGCGGTGGGTGTGCCAGCGGCAGTCGTGGCTGCGATGGTTTCGCCTTGGGCGATAAGACGGGCGGTGGCGGTCAGTAAACCCGACCGCTGTATCTGCCAGGACAGCTGATCCAGCACACAGCCCGAATACATCGCGAAACGGGGCACTTCGGGCATGGCGGTTTCAATCGCCATACTGGGCAGCGTCCAGTTTCCAGACTGAAATGTGTGCGTCTTGGGTGTGGTGCCGCTGGTCATGGGCTGACCGAACGCCGCCTTCAGCCAGAAGCCGAAGGCCTCGACATCAATCGGGATCACCACCTCGCCGTCAGCGGTCACCGCGTCTTTGATCGGGGCCAGCGGATCGCGGCCATAGCCCAGCAGTTCGGATTCCAGAAGCGGCTGTTCCGCCCCGAGCGTCGCCCGGGCGAAGGGCATCAGCCGGAAGCCACTGACTGGCGGGGTGCCGTAAACTGTCTCGAAGCCAAGCGCCATCTGCGCCCGGGCGCCTTGCGCTCGTGCCATATCGTTCTCCTAATTGTCGGGGTTTCAGGCCAGCGGTCCTGTGGTGGTGTAGTGCAACACGACGGTGATCACTGCGGCTTTCAAGGTGACAGCGCCCTCAACCGGTAGATCGAGCGAGGCCGGGGCTTCCGCCTCAACCCAATCGCACAGCCCGCCAAGGGTGCGGTCGCTGTCCAACGCGGTGCCGATTGCCGCGATCAAGGTGTCGAAAGCGCTGGCGCGGCCATTTGGTGCTTGGACGACGACCTCCAACTCGGCGCGGTGCTGGTAGTGATAGCGCAGGGGCGACAGTGTCACCTCTGGCTCGCCTGGCTGGCCATCGCGCAGGATTATCAGCCCCGCCGCCGGTATCCGCTCGGGCAGAACCTCATCGCGCAGAACAAGGGCGGCAAGCGGCTGCAGCCGCACGAGCAACGCGGCGAGAGCGGTTTCGCGGGTGGTGGGCATTCTTTGTCCTCAAGTCTGCGGCTTCACCACGGTCGGCTTGGAGCCCAAACCTACGCGGCAATCGTGGTTCAGCGAACGGCAGATTTTCAGCTCAATGCAAAAAGTGTCAAAAGCTCGTGAGTTCCAAATATAGCTCTAATTTTCGGAATTGCTCATTTTCACTGGGCCACTGCGCGCAGGCTCACTGCTCACCAAATTTGACACAATGCTATCCTCGCGAATCCAATAATGACGAATCTAATTCCTTTGCTGTTAGAAAGAAGTGTTGCTACGATTACCACTCATAAGTTCAAACGGCGTAATGGCGAAGACCAACAAAGGGAAGTGTAGTTCATGCCAGGTGCAAGCGATACAGCTTTATCCAATTTCAACTCTCTAGCTTTACAGCTCATCGTTCTCAGCTTGGCAATTTTCATACTTTCTATTTTGAGGCCAACCTTAGTTGACGATCGCGGTTTTTTTATTGGATTTTCTGTTGTGGTCATCGTTGCTGCTCAAATATCAGCATATATTTATCCAATGCCAACACTTGCACAACGGGTCATCGATTACTTCTATTATCTTCTAGCTGCCGTAGCAGTAGTCCTCCTGTTTTCGCAGCTTGGCGGCGAACGTGACCGCCAACGTCTGTTTAATGCCGAAGCAGAATACGATCACACCAAAGTCGCCTACGGCCTTGCATGTCGAAAACACTATTTCGATATTGGTAGGATGGATAACCTTGCGGAATATTATCTTCATTGGAACCCATAAGGCTTATCCCCTTAGCTCCGGCCTTCCCACATCTTGTGAGTGAAGGGTTGCTGTCGAACAGTGTTCATGCAATGTTCTACCTATGCCATCCCGCTGGAAAACCGACCGGCCAATGTC